GATGCTGTTCTTGAGTGCATCCAGCTCGGCATTGTTCGGAGCTGCGGGAGACGTAATCTCCAGATTCTGCTCTTCAGACATTGATAACCCGTAAGGTTAATTTCACGCTCACTGTAACTGGCTTAAGACCACTTCACCCGATTCGCCCAGTACGCGGCAGATGTTTTACCCTTCGCGATGTTTTTGGCGTGGCGTTTCTTGAATGACGCCCGCTTAGCTTTGTCCGCAGCACTCTCACCTTTGCGCGGACGTTTCGTGTCAGCACCCTGCGCGCCGAACCGAATGAGCCTCGGTTTGCCGTCCTCCTTAATGACGACAGCGTGAGACTTGCCGCTCGGATGGTTCGGCGTACGAATGGGCTTGTCAAATCCCGCAAACGTATGGCCACCGCGTTTGATGCTCATTTGCCTTTCCTGCTCATAGCTAAACGGTGCGCCTTAGTGAAGCTCATGCCCTCACGCATCTTGCGCTTCATAAAGTCCATGTGCGCCTTGGTGTGACCGTGCGCCTCTTGGTGCCGCTTCAGGGCATTTTTTTGGCGCGTCGTCAGCTTCATCGTTTTTTGTTGTAGCGGGCGTAAATCGCAGCATCAGCTGTGCGCGCCTTGTCGCCTCGCATGTAGCTGTTAACGCGGCCCATGGCCCAGGCTGCCATTGGCACATTCCGCGATCCACTGGACAGGTAAGCACCTTGGCCCTTGCGGTAAACCGCCGCCAGCTCGCCGTAAAAGAACTTGGACTTCTCAGCCTTTTCTTTTAGGGCCTTTTTTGTTGCGGCGTTTAGTGGTTTTCTTTTTGGTGCCACCTTGCTTGGCCCTCGATGCGGAAACGGCTTTGATGTCGATGAACTCGCCAGCCTTGTAAGCCTCAGCGGTTCGCTTGATCTCACGGGCCTTGGCAGCGCGGTTCTTCGCACCAGAAAGGTACTTCTTAGGCAGGCCAGTGGCCTTGTCCTTCGGAACGCGCCGCAGCTTCCGTGCCATTACTTTTTCTTGGTGCCCTTCTTCTTCTTTTTCTTGGGCTTACCCATTCCGTAATGTCCAGGCATCAGTCGGCCTCCGAAGCTGCTTCAGTTTTAGCGGACTTTTTCTTGGCCGTCGCCTTGGGCTTAGCCTCAGCGCCTTGCGCCTTGAACTTGTACTTAGCGGGCAGGGGAGCCATAACCGCGAGAACGTAACTGATCCAAAGTTAGCTCTGACCCATCCCGAGCCACAAACTTACGGATGGCGTCGGATGGGCCGTACTTTCTGACCAATCCTTTCCACATCGCAAGACGCTCAGGGCCAAGAGCATCACGCTTGACAGCATCAGTTTGATCGTTCAACCACTCGCCATAGTCTTCGCGGGCTTCCTCAAACTCTTTCTCAAGCCCAATCGGAATGTTGATGTAGCGCGAGCGGCAGTTGAAGTGCTGCGGTGGATATGGGCCTTGCCCATGCTTGAACACCTTGCCGTCTAACGCGCGGCAGATCGGTGAAGTCCGGCTATCAAGCGTCGCCGTGTAGCGGTACTTTGCCGTCGCATCGGGATTCTCGGCAGCAATGATCCGATCAGCGGCAACAGCCACTTCATTCACACTGGTGCGAACGATGGCCCGGATCTGGTTGTTCGGAATGCTGGTTGCTTGGCCGCCTGCGGCAATGATCGTGTCGATAGATCCACGTTGCTCTTTGGTCAGCCGTCCCTTCAATCTACGGACAATGCTTGGCACTGATTCGCCTTCCAGCAAGCCGTTTCGTACAGCGACGCTGAACAGCTCGGCTTGCCTGGCGGACATCTTGCTGAAGGCTTCGCGGACAACCTCACCATTAGGCAGGCTTATCTCTTGCCCGACGGTTAGCTGGAACGTGACCGCATTTCTTGCGATCCGCTCAAAGCTATCGCTCAGATTGACCACGCCCGCCACCGTCGGCTGACTCGTCACGATTGCCTGCCCTAATGCTGGGCTGATCTCCACCGTGCCAACGGTTGCAGCAGCTCCGGCAGGCAGCGCCTTCTGCAGTTGCTCCGCTGCAAACTCCGATTGCAGCACAGCTAAGCCCTGCAGCTCCTCGGTCATCGTGGCGATGCTGTCGCCAGACCAAGTGCGGAGTGAGTCATTCAGTTGCGCGAGAATGGCCCGAAGCCGTGCAGCTTTAACAGGCGACGCAAGCTCATCAATCCCACGAAGCTGATCAACAGCATCCAGCACAGCGTCGTTGTATGCACGGATCAAACGTCGCGACACACTGTTGCTATAGCGATTCAGATCAATCGCGTTTCGGAATATCTCTCGAAGCTCGCTCATGAGTCATAAATGCCCAAATATTGCGGGTCATCAATACAGGCCACCGACACATCACAGCCAGCACGCAACGCGTTGCCGACAAGATCAGAAAACTCGGCAATGACATCTTGGTCATAAAGGCCGATCGAAGTTTCCGACACGCCGGAGATCTTGCCGTGTAAATACCAAGTGATACGAATCACCGCATAGGTCTGCTCTGTCAGCTCTTGCTTTGAGAAGAACAGCAGCCGGTTGATCGGCTCTTCCGGCTTGCGCTTGCGCAGATTATCCAGCCAACTCATCTTCTGCCTCCGGCTCTGCTTCTGGCATTGTGCCTTCTGTTTCAGGGGCAGGCTCGGGCTCAGGCTGCTCCATCTCGATCAAGCCGCCGGTCTGCGTGGCTTCGATCTCCTCTTCTACGTCGAACTCATCGCCCAGCACCTCACCAGCAGACAGCTGGTTGAGCAGTGTTTCCTGCGTGATGGTGCCTGCGGTGTAGAGCTGCAGCAGTGACTGGATCTCCTGCGGTTCAAGGCGCTGCCCCAGAAAGTCGCGGTTGATGAAGCTGCTGCCCGCCTGCGGCTGCTCCATGTACTGCGCATGAAATGACAAGCAGTTGTCGATCAGGTCTTGCATCTGCTGAGCAATGACCATCATGGTGCTGTCGCCTTGGCTGCGATCGATGCGCTTGGCCTCTGCTGTCTCTGCGCTGAGCTTTTGACCCAGCACAGCGGCCAGGCCTAGCTCGTTGATCTGACTGGCGATCTGATCAAGGCGTTGGAACTGTGCGTTGTAGCTGTTGCCGCCGGGCTCGATGTATTCAGCCCGTGCAGCCTCGGGCAGTGCCATGGCTTCGCCTGGACCTGCACTGATCTCTTCTGCTGACTGCGGAAACCCGTAGATGGCCAGCATCGGCACGGCGCTGATGTGCAGCTGGTTGTCGAGGTCAGATTGAACCTGATAGGCCTTCAGGTTCAGCTCCGCGATGTCTGCCAGTGGTGGCCGCGACTCAAGGACACCGACGCGGTTGGAGTAGGCAACAGAGAACGGAATCTCGCTAAGGCTGGTGCTGCCCTCATCAATCAACACAAAATCGCCTTTCTTGTCTTTCTGGTGAATCTCAAAAGCGCCAGGTGTTAACACTCGTACCTGCTGCACCTGCTTCTCGCCGTAAAGGCCATCAGGCACGGTGATGGTTTCCATCAAGCGCAGCTGGGTCAGCTGTTGCTTGCCGTCTTTGATCTCGCTACGCCATCCCAAAATATCGCGAGGCGTCACCGACACCCAGTAAGGCCTGCCGTTGTCGCCTGCCTTTGGCGCATCAACAAGAACACCGACGTGGCCGTAACGGATGCACTTGCGGGCCGTCTCGTAGGTCCAGACGTTTAAATCATTGCCCTGCAGATCAACATCAAAAAGCTGCTCAGTGACAACATCGCTTACGTCTTCAAGCCGCACGGGCTTACGGGTCAACATCCCCGCCAACATCCGCTCCAGCCTGACGTAATAAGGCGCAAGCGTTGAACGCATCAGCCTGTTGTCATAAGCCTCGTCTAGTTCTCTTGGTTCTTGCGGAAGATATTTTCTGTGCCCTTTTCTGATTCCGTAGGTGCCTTGTAAAAGTGCTTCAATCAACAGCCAATGCGGCTCCATGTTGACGTAAGCCGTGTTCGGGCTTTCCACCGTCGTGACGTTGCCAACACGTTGGCGACCAGAAAAGCCTGAATACACAGCTAAA